ATATCAGATGAGCCACCTGAAACACTTGAAAATTTATTCTCATAGGAGTATATAATGGACGCACAAAAAGTTAGAAATGCAATTGTAGAAGTATCAGATGCTATGACACGAGCACAAGCAGAACGAGAACTTATACGTGAGATCGTAAAAAAGATACACGATGAAGAAGGGCTTGATAAGCGAGTGTTCCGTAAGATGGCAAGTGTATATTACAAAGGCAACTTCCAAGATGAGACTGCTCTCAATGAGGAGTTTGAAACTACATTCACTAACATTATGAGCTAAATATGAATATATTTTATCTACACACTGACACTAGAACTTGCGCACAACAGCACTGTGACAAGCACGTGGTCAAGATGATTATAGAGTATGCACAGTTGATGTCTACAGCGCACCGTGTACTTGACGGTACTATGTATCAGGCCAAAACTAAACTAAATCGCAACATTAAGCGTTGGCGAATGATGGATAGTAACCTTGAGAACACACTGTACAAAGCATCACATATTAATCATCCATCAGGCAAGTGGTGTAGGTTGACAAAGGAAAACTACGGCTACTTGTATAGTTTGTGGATAGAACTTTGTAAAGAGTATACTCATAGGTATGGCAGAAAACACTTGACACAGGAGAAGCTAGAACATATACTAGCTAAGACACCTAAGAATATGCCCAGTGCTTGTGTCACTACCTTACCACAGGCAATGCCTGATGACGTTAAGATGACTGACCCTTTAGACGGTTATCGTAACTACTACAGAACATACAAGCGAGACTTCGCTAAGTGGACAAACAGACAAGTACCGGAGTGGTTCAATGCCAGTAACTAGTAGAAATATTCGTGTTAGTTTTCAGAAAGAAGGCATACACAAATATCCAGCAGCAAAAGACTTAGAGGGGGTTGAGTTTTTACAATACCCCCATCGTCATATCTTTTATTTCTATGTGACTCTTGAGGTCTATCATAATGACCGAGATGTTGAGTTTATTCTATTCAAACGTGAATTAGAAAATCTTTTTACAGAAGGAACTATGGAGGCTGACTACAAATCTTGTGAAATGTTAGCAGAGGATTTGCTTGACTACATTGAAGTAAACTATCCAGGGCGAATGGCTCAGGTAGAAGTATTTGAAGACAACGAAAACGGAGCTATTGTGAGCAATGCGTAAACTATTTTATATGGGACTAGAGTCCTACGAAGCACGTTACACTTTGCAATTACAAGAATGGAACGAGCGAGTATTCAAGCTGCGTGGTATCGACTATGAGATTATTCAGGGACAAGAACTTGATAACTCTAAGGCAATTGTAACGGGTAGTGTACTTGATGCACACGGCAGAACATACTACAGTCTGTCACAACATATGAACCTAATTCAGAAGATGAAGAATGGTGAGGTGACAAACGAAGACGTAATCTTCTACGAGGATATGTTTACACCCGGACTAGAATGTTTGCCATACATTATGGATCAAAGTCCTGCTGAATTCAGACCAAAAGTATTCCTTCGTTTCTTAGCACAGACTACAGATCCAGATGACTTTCTAATACGTGAAGGTATGTTTGATTGGATGCGTAAGTATGAGGAAATGATTGACCAGTTTGTTGATGGTATTATGGTAGCATCAGAGGAGTTTGTAGCACATCTTCGTATTGCAGGATTCAAAAAACCTATTTATGTAACAGGCCTACCTTTTGGTAAGTCAGAAGTATTAGAACGAGTACCAGAGCAAAAACCAATAGGTCAACGTACACCACGAGTAGCATTTTCTTCTCGCTGGGATGACGAGAAACAACCACACTTCTATATGGACTTAGCAGAAGCATATTACAAGATTGATCCTAAGGTTGAGTTTGCTATTTTCTGTGGACACCCTGAACTAAAAAGTAATCGTCAGGAGTATGTGGACAGAGCATATGCACTGGAGAGAAGTAACAAGGCAAACTTCAAAATTTATACTGGCCTAAGAAAGAATGACTACTATTATCTATTGGCAGACAGTCAGGTACTTTTCAACTGTGCGTTACAGGATTGGGTTAGTAACACAGTCAGCGAGGCAGATACGTTAGGCGCACTAACATTGTTCCCAGCGTATAGAAGTTTCCCTGAGGTATTTGCTAATAATTCTAACCATATGTACACACCTTGGTCATTAGAAGATGCCATAGAAAAACTGAAAAGAATGTTTACATCTATTGACAACGGCACTCTTTGGAAGTATAATATGGGTAAGATAAGTGATTATCAGAATGGAACTATTGATAGAACTTTAGATAGTATTTTAACTGAACACTTAAATGGTAGAGACACTACAACCTATCGTAAATATGTAGCAAAGGCAAAATATGAATAATAATATTCTGGTCACGGGTGGCAACGGTTATATAGGCACACAAACGGTTCTTGCATTAGAAGAAAGAGGTTACGTACCTATTGTTGTTGACTGGGAAAACAACCCTAACAAAAAATCTTACACGTATTCTTTTGATGATAATCGTGTTTTAGATATTATGAAAGAACATAATATAGAGACGGTTATACACTTTGCGGCAGATCACGAGGTTGGTAGAAGTGTAGAAGAACCTTCAGTGTTCTATAACAACAACATTGTTAGCTCTATTAGATTTTTGGACAAGTGTATACAAGCAGGTGTAAAAAACTTTATCTTTAGTAGTTCTAGTAGTGTATATGGTGATAATCCAGTTTTTCCTACAACGGAAAGAAATAAAAAAGATCCTATGTCACCATACGGTCGAACAAAACATTTTTTTGAAGAAATACTCAAAGACTATGAACGTGCTTATGGTATTAAAACACTATCATTAAGATACTTTAATGCAGCAGGCGCCGATCCATTAAATAGGCACGGCTACGAGCAAGAAACATATTCGCATCTTGTTCCTATTCTTGCAAAATGCTTTGGACAAGGATTGCCATTTACAGTATTTGGTAATGATTACAACACACAAGACGGCACTTGTATACGAGATTATACTCACGTTTATGATATTGCAACTGCACACGTAGCTGCTATTGATTATTTAAAAGTTGGGGGTAAACATCAAGTATTTAATATAGGTAAAGGCAACGGTGAGAGTGTACTAGAAGTTATAAATGCTTTTAAAGAATATACAGGAAAAGAAATAGAAATAAATTATGGTGAAAGACGAGCAGGCGACCCAGCAAAAACATTCGCATCTATCGAACTTGCTATGAATGAATTGCTTTGGGTACCTAGATATACACTTTCAGATATTGTAGAACACGCATATAAGTGGGAGAACAGATAATGAGTCATTTTTCTACAAAAACATACGGACACGAACGTGGGTTATCTTGTGTATTCCGACAACCTAATGCCACGCATAGCCATTGTTCACTGCTACACGGTTACTCATTAGGATTCAGCTTCAAGTTTGGCTGTAATATGCTTGATGATAAAAACTGGGTAGTAGACTTTGGTGGTTTGAAAGAACTAAAGGAGTGGTTAGAAGATAACTTTGACCATACTTTGGTTGTAGATAGGGACGACCCAGAAATAAAAGAACTAATGTCATTACAAGACAAAGGACTTGCTAAGGTTGTAGTCTTTCCTGGAGTTGGGTGTGAGAAGTTTGCAGAAGAAGCATTTTGGTATGCCGACTATGTTGTTAAAAAAATGACAAACAATAGATGTTATTGTGTATCGTGTGAAGTAAAAGAACACGGTTCTAACTCAGCCATTTACGAGCGCAGTTAATGAAAATAGCTTTAGTAACTGACTTGCACTTCGGTGCAAGAAGTGACTCTTTATCTTTTGATGCCCACTTCAAAAAGTTTTATGAGGAAACTTTTTTTCCTTACCTTGAAGAAAATGGTATCAAAACTATATTTGATCTAGGCGATACGTTTGATAGACGTAAATATATAAACTATAATAGTTTAAAAAGTTGCAAAGAGTATTTTTTTGACAGGGCAAGAGATCTAGGTATTGATCTTCATATGATACCTGGCAATCACGATACTTACTATAAAAATACCAATGCTGTAAATTCACCAAACTTACTTTTGCGAGAGTATGATAATATTACCTTGTATGAGGAAGTTACTGAAATACAAATGGGAAAAAGTAAAATACTTTTTGTTCCTTGGATATGTGTAGATAATTATGATAGTAGTATTCAAAAAATTTCTGAATCGAAAGCTGACATCTGTTTGGGACATTTTGAGTTTTCTGGTTACCAGATGTATCGTGGCTCCCCTAATCCTCACGGTATGGATCCTAATTTGTTTAGTCATCTCCCTACTGTTATTAGCGGACATTTTCATCACCGACATACTCAGAAGAATATTACGTATATGGGAAACCCGTACCAAATAACTTGGTCTGATTGGGACGATCCTAGAGGGTTTGCTGTTGTTGATTGTGATAATCAGGAGGTAACTTATGTCAATAATCCAAATCAAATATTTCATAAGATATATTATGATGACAGCACCGACGATGGTAGAAAATCTATTTTCGGTATTGATTTTTCTTTTTATAAAAATTGTTGTGTAAAGGTAATTGTTGTAAACAAAACAAACTATTCAACCTTTGATAATTTTATTGATAATCTATATCAACAAGATCTTATTGAATTAAAAATTATTGAAGACTTATCTGAGTTTGAAGATGAGGCTATAGGCGAGGATGTTGACCTAGAAGATACAATGACGTTGCTTAAAGAATATGTAGACAGTATAGAAGTAAACTTAAATAAAGAAAAACTTAAAACACTGTTGCAATCTTTGTATGTTGAGGCACAAGATGTGGTATGATCTTTACTAATTTTGTATACGATACTGATGTAGATAGTCGTTTAGTTGTGTGGGTAGGTCCCGG